AAAGTCTGCATGTAATGAGCTTATCATTATATATGCTTTAATCAGTAACTCACTGATTAGAGACCACAAAAATGTGGATTTTTTATGCTGGTGGTGTTCCGCTCGAGTACACAACAGGAGCGCCCACCCAGCCATGTAAAGTAAAGTCTTCACCAGCTGCTACATACGTATCAATCAAAGAGAGGGCGACACCAGGAGCAGAATCATAGAAAAATCTAAAAGTGTCCCCACCAGGATAACCATTAGCTAGAGAGTTGGTGTTGACTTTCAAATAGTCACCATGCGTTTTAGAGAAACGCAAATTGGTGGTATATGGTATCTCGACTTCCAATGCATCTTGCGTTCTGCACTGCGTGATAGCGGCACCACCACCCGTCATCTCTCTAGTGAACAAGCGGTTACCTGCCACGAATGCATTAGTGGCTCCAACTGCATACGCATAGATTGCATCATATGCATAATCTACATCAAGCTTACGCTCGTCATCCCCAGTATTCCTAGAAACTGACATAGCCTTAACTGAGGACACAGGAAGAAATTTCCATCTAATGGAACCTTTCCACCCTGCGTACGCTAGTTTAAGGTAATTAATATAACAATTACCGACATACGTGTAAGGAGTCAAAGCAGCAGTAAGATCTGGTCCATTAGGATCAAAACCAGGCATTGCAGGCATCTGGCGCAAGTGCATAGAACTCATGATCTGATTAGTTGCACCACTACTATATGACAATGCTCGAAAGAATGTATAACGTTTTAATAGTTGTCGGAAAGATACAAATCTTTCACCATAAAACATTAATGGTTTCTCCATCGGCATTGTTCTAACTGCAGTAGTTAACTCCAATGTCTGTGTCTCCTGTTCTGGTGCGTTCTCACCTTCTGGAGTGATCTCAGTCGCAGATGATTGGGGAACGATGTTGAATAAATCAAACACCTTACTACCTACCACTGAGGCCTGAGCGACAGGTGCAAAAGATTCGACTGCTAAAGTCGAGCCCTTAGGATTAACTAGTTCAAAATCATCACCTGCGGAGATGGATACCAGAATTTTAACACCAGTAGTTCCATCTGGTACTACTAATTCATTAACAACACGTACATAAAAAATACCATTGCAAGTATCTCTAGTAGAAGTACGTGTTTGGGGGGTTGTTTGAGTATAAAAAGTCCTGGTGTTATCAGTTGAGATGAAACAGTAAGCTCTATCCTGTTGCCACTTCACTTCCATGGTGAAATCACGAGCATCCTCTAGATCAATAATTGAATTGAACGTTGTGTTATAAGGATCTCCTGTAAGTGGCCCTGTAGGATCGTAAATTATAGAAATCCTGCCTCTATGATATTGTGAAGCAATCACCTGAAATCTATACTTAAGAGTTCCAGACCAAGCAGAAAAGGGACGAGAAGCAAAAGAAAGAGCTGTGGGTATAATTTGGTATCCACCAGAAACAGCTGCCCTTCTCTCAGCCATAGGATCGACATCCATTGCGAATAGAGTAGTGTCAACTAAGTCTGTGACATCCCAGGAAAATTGAGTGATGTAAGACTCTTTGGTGACAATATATTCCATTGATAACTCATCAGTAGAATCTAATTCACTAATATTAGGGTCAATACTTAGCTCCGCTTTACCAGTCATGGTCAGTTTTTGAGAAGTGTCAGCTCCTTCAACCAATGCCAGACTACTAACCGGATAGTTACGCATGGGCTGAACATCTGCGAGTTGAGCAGGTTTTGAATAACCGAACAAACGTGCTATATTACCAGTTGCTGTGGCTCCGATTTGTGTTGCTAAAGCAAATGGAGCTATAACTGGGACACTCGTTAATTTTCCGGCAAAATCTGCAACAGCAGAAGCTGGACCTGATATTACCCCTGTATTATCGTATTCATCTGATTGCGGTTCAACGACGAACATATCAAAGGAAACTGATGTTGGTCCTGCCAGAGATACAGCAACCATTGTTGGTCCCGTCAATTTGACATTCAACATCTCAGCAAACACAGTGATAGTCACAGTGTCAGTACCGGCGTTAATCTGGGCTAAAGACGCAAAAGAGTCCAGGTTGAGAGTACCAATACTTGCTGAATTAAATAATGGAGAAGTAAGCGATAAATAATTAGTGGGTAAAAAGAAGGGCAAGCATAAACATCCACTTTTGTTTGTAGAAACATTTAAATAAAGGTGTGGTCGTTGCGAGCGTGTAACGAGTTGGGTGTCACCCCCAATCGTCACAACTGCTGAACCTGCACCTAAATAATTGTAACTTGCCATAAGCATACCTAAATGAAAAGGAGTGCCATTGACATAAAATGTAAGCTTGAGATCGCCTTTAATCAATTGATAATTTTGTAATTTATTCGCCACGGCTGCATTGGCAAGAAATAAATTCCAAGGTGCAAAATTTTGTGAAAGATCAGCACCAACTGCCCACTGATATGTTGCAATCTTGACCTTACGACTCAAGAATTTACCAATATCTGCATCAGCAGAGAAGCCATCATCTGTAGCTAACATACGAGATCCACTATTACCCTCAATCTTTGAGTGCATTGAGTTTGACGCATGCACGGTCGTCGTTGTTCCATTGCTGGATTGTGTTTCCAAATGAAACATTGCGTGTATGGGAGCACCCCATACGGTGAGTGGATTACCACCATTGTTTTTTGAATTATCCATAATTCTCAACATAAGGCCATTAGCCACTGGAAAAA